TTTTTCCAGACTTTAGCCATAGTCTTTCTCCTCTATTCTTCTACGGACACCAATAGACTACCTTCAGAACTATTATAGTAAAGAGTTCCTTCAGCATTGTCAGTAGGTGCCGATGTTCTTGGTTTTAAATGCACAGCTCCTTGGTGGTCAACCGAGAACACCTCTGTGGCATTGTTAAGTATTTGAAACAAGTTTCCAGATGATACTGTACCACTTGTTTGATGTTTCAAAATATTTCCGTCTACTAATTTAGGTAATACTTCTACATCACTAGAGCCATTGTCTCTATAAAATTTTCCATCTGACGTATTGTACCATACTAACTTAGTATATACATCTTTTACTAAATTTGGACTTGATAAACTTCCTGCCATTATATTACCCTTGTGTATGTTGGTGCCGTAGGTCTTACAACTCTAGTTACTGTAGGAGCTACTGGTTTAATTATTCTACTTGATACCGTCATAACTGGTTTTACCAATCGCACTGATTTTGTTCCTTTAACAAAAAGCCCTAATAGGATATTATTAAATGGATATAGTATTGTATCAAACGCTATATTTATGTCACTAAATTTAACTGTACTCATTTAAAAATCCATAGGTGATATTACCTGTTTAGAACCATCTCTTCCTCTGTAAGAATAATTCTTTGCTTGTTTTAAACCTTGTTCATACTTCATATGAAAATGCTGTGATAATGGTATTGTTTCAGCTTTTCTTTCATAGCCATTAGCTATTACTCTTTGTATTAATGCTTCGTGAAATTGTTCCGGTATTTCACACTCTTGTAATAAATAAGTAGTATCTGTTACTTTCGTATTAGAATCTAATTCTGTTCCTAAATATGTACCCGTAGTTGAACTTGTTGCGAAAGGTGTAAATCCATCTCTTTCTGGTGCTTCACCCGGAACTAAAAATTTATCTGGTCTTTGGATGTATAATAAGTTTACTTTTTTACCAGCTTCAGTTATTGATGTAAATTTATCTGTACTAGCGTCATAATAAGCAAGAAGGACAGAGTCTCTTTCTGTCCACCATAACCATTGACTTAAATTAAAATTAGCTCTTTCCATTATGTTAAGTCCCTTACTTTAGGACGACCTATTAACTTTTTAATAGTCTTACCATCAAAGTCAACTGATTTTACTTTTATAATATGTTTCTTTAGAGGATATACTCTTTGGTCAGCTACTGTGTCAAATTGGTCTATTGATTCTAATATTTCTGCTCTAAATCCCATATCATTCATAGCATCATTTAATGACCTAATAATCTCCACCTCACCCATATCAGGATGATGTTGTTGAACTCTTTCAATCATTTCTTTTAATTTCATATCTTACGCTCCGGAGATTGCTCTACATTCATTTGTACATTAGTAGCTATAAACTCTTTCTTTTTTCCGTTTACTAATTGGAGTTGTTGAGTCATCCATTGATATTCAACTTGAATTTTTTGTATAACTGTATTAAAGAGCTGTATCTTTTTAGAAAGATTTGCTTGAAATTCTGCAAGAGCTTGTTGTTTTTGTGCAGACTGAGCACCTAATTCTGCGTTAAATTCTCCTAGATAAGCATTGGCTCTAGCTAGTTCTTGACTAGCAGTAGCTAATGTTACTTGAACCATATCTTCATCTTCATCGGCTAACCAATATTGAACACTTTCAGGTTCTGTATCGCCAGACATCGTTGTGCCGTCTATTAAATTTTTTGCTTTAGCTATAGCATCATCAAAATCTGATGTTGGGAATGTATAGCTGATACTTGCAGACACATCTGCTATTTGGTCAAATAATGTTTGGTCAGCGTCTAAGTCAGTAGGAAGTTTTGTTCTAAAGTCTACAAGTCTTTCCATTAATATACATTCAGATGCGTGTAAAACTAACAACTCTTGAAAAATCTTTGGAAAAGCCTCATCAACAGAAAAAGCATTTGTTACTCCACCTATTGTAATATCATTAACCTCAACTGTTTCATTACTAGAGTTTACAGTTCTTCCATTAGAACTTGGTACTACTAATAATCTTAATGAGTTGCTTGTTGAACCACCCACATCTGGTAAACATTTAATTTTATTTTGACCTTCAAACCAATATACAGGGTCTTTGGCTAGAGCATAATATATACTTGAAGAATCACCAGCTTGATTAGACAAGCTTCTTTTAATTTTTCTTACTTCTCTTTGAACTCCTCCAGACTCACCACGAATTACATCTAGCAGGTGTACAGAGTTTGTATTTAATTGCCAATCGTAGGCACTCGCCATTGATTGGACTCCCGTATTAATCTCCACTGCAAATGAATTTAATAACTGTGGATTAGCTGACGCAACAGTAGAAATAACATAATCAACACCTTTGTCAAGTGCTGATACAGCATCAGTACTGCTAATTGTGTTAGTATAATTTTCTATTTTACTTGTTAATGCCATCTTCTCTTTTCCTTATGAGGGGTCCGAAGACCCCCCATAATATACTTAATCTCTAGATTAAGACCACTTCATAACAGCGTGAGTTTCAGGTAGAGATATTTCTAAACCGGCTTCGGTTAAGACCATATCTTTACGTCCGTCAACATTGTTATTCTGTATGTTAGTCATAATGTGAGTATCTCTTGATACACCATTACCTTGCAATGGACGATACTTAACATTTGCTAAGTCAATAGCAATAGCTAAGTTCTCATCTTGTCCTCTAAACAATGGCTCAGCAACAAAGTGAAGATTACCAAAGATTGTATTAATCTTAGTAACCTCGTGCCCAAAAGCACCTTTGATATTCTGAACATCCATTTTATAGGAACTAGAAGTAATGGTATTCTTTAAGAACCCATTAGAACCTAGTTTGTTCAGGTATGCTAATACATTACGAGATGCAAGTACTAACTTGTCCCCACTATTTCCTGACTCTGGTGCATAGAAGTCTTTCATTGCATCAATAAAGTCATCATAAGTGGAAGAAGCATAAGTAAAGTTAAAAACTTTACCATTAGCTTCGGTGTAAGGTACGATACCGTGAGAGTATCTTACTGGTCCAGCCGCCGCCGCTTCATCAGATTTACCAATACCGAAAAGCATAGCGTGTTCGATATCCATCTTATGTTGCATTAAACAGTCAGCCCAAACTCTACGATATTCGTCCGGTCTACCTCTATAACGAGTAGCTAAAGAAGAACCACTAAACATCTGGATAGCTGTCTTAAAAATCTGACAATATCCTTCTCTTGAATAGAGTTCGTCTTTCCAACCCTCTGGGTCAGTTGAGCCTTCAGCCCAAGCACTACCTATTACCTGTCCTTTAGTACCTACTTCAATGTCGCCTTCAGCAACTGTTTCCAGTGCTGTAACGTCTATAGAAGTATAAGTAGTCGCAGTTGAACCGTTATAAGCCGCCGCATTTCCGTCACCCGGAGTTACAGCAGTTATACGCATAGCTTTTCCACCAATTCTAATTACTTGTCCAACAAGTAGGAATTGAGGAGCGGCTGTGTTAGTTCCACCACCTAAAGTTAGGTCGTTACCAAATTTGTCGTAATCACATACGACCTTTAGTGTATCTGACGCATTCAAAGCTGTTCCGTCATTGTCTGATTTACTAATAAAGTTCCTACGTTGCCACTGATGACGCTGTTCAAGAAATTTGAATACGGGGTCATCCGTAGCCTCTTTTGCAACTTTAGATAAATAGACAAAAAACGGAGACTGCTGAGGAGCTAACTCAGATACTCTCTCACCGAAATTAAAAATTCGGCGGGAGTCATTGATGCTTACACCCTGAGGTGCAACACCTGTATCATTACTATATATACTCATTGTATAGTATTCTCCATTATGAACCCACCGACTAAACCATTAACCGAATGGGTTCCGTTTTTTATAGTCATTTAACATAGAGTCCATCATAGAGTCTTGACCACTTTGCTGAGAAGAACTTTGACCTGTTACCACTCCCATTGGGCTTGGAACAGATTGTGCTCTTTTGCGTTGCTCAAAACTATCACTTTGTGCAGTTTGAGTTAAAGGTGCATTTGCAACTTGTCCTCCATTCTGCATTCTGTATAGTTGAAATAAGTTGTCTACAGTAATATTCTTAGGGTCGTCCATAACTTCTACAAATCTAGATATCTCATCATCAGATGCTTGATAGTTAGCTTGTAAATGTTGTTTCATTTGTGCCATATTATTACTATATGCTTCTTTTTCAGCTTGAGCTTTTTGAATTTCCCGATTATCGTTTCTGATACGTTCTCTTTCTTCAACCATAACTGCTTGAGTGTATTGAGAGTGCAAACGATTGTACTCATCCATATCATCTCTCCAGTTATCGACTGCTTCCTGATATCGTGCAGAATCGGACTCTGGGTCCTCCAATGCTTCAGTTCGGCTGTAGCTTCTAGGCTTCCCCGGTTTTTGTGGGGGGTCTGGAAACGACAGGTCTTCCTCTATTGGCTCTATCTCTTCTGGCTGAGGTTGATTTCGCTGTTGTTCGAGAGCTTGAAGTCTTTCCTCAAGTTGTTGTTTCTCGTTTCTAGCTTTATCTGCCTCACTTTGCCAATATTGATAACGCTTGACATCATTATCAACACCTGATTCTTCTGCCGGTGTTCCTTGAGAGGTTACTTCAACTGGTGAAGGCTCTACTTGAACTTCTTCAGATGGAATTTGTTCCTCCATCTTGTTTGCACGGAAAAAGTCATCTAGCAATGTACCTTTATCCTGACCATCTCCGAAAGCATCTTCAGGTGTCGTTGGTACATTTGGGGCAACATCTGGCTGTTGTTCTTGGGTTACCGGAGCTTCCGGTGCCAATACTTCTTCAGTCATATTGTCTCCTATTTTCTTGTGTAGGCTCTATTAGGGCATAGAGGTACTACTTTTTTTCTTGAGCTACGTTTGTTCTACGTACTTCGCTCTTTACCTGCCCTAAGGCGTCATCAAGACGTTTCTCAAAAAGCTTCCCAGACATTTTAGACTGAGTGCTTGTTTTATCGAGTCCAGACTTGAATTTTTCTAATTCAGCTCTCTGCTTAGCGTGATAAACTTCTCTTTCACGGGTTTGCATATCGCCTTGTAATTTTTTAATAGTTTCTTGAGCTTGATTTAATTGGCTAGTTAATTGTTCTACTGAACCTGTTCTTTCCAAAACACCCTCCATATCAAACACTTCTGTTTTCTTTAATACTTCCTGCTTATCAATAATACCATTTTTATAAGCATCCATATACATTTCAAGTTGTGCATATCTATTTGTTGGTAAAGTAGAGCCAGTTACAACAACAACATCAAAAGAACCTCTCGATATATCGTTCATAACGCTTATTTCACCAGTTTTATCATCATAAATCTTTTTGTTTATAGCTACTTCAGTTAAGCTATTGTTTGGATTAGTTATCCTTATAATCTTTTCAGCTTGATATAGTTGTTGCATTAGTGGAATAGCAACCTTTGCCATCCTTACTAACGAAGACTCAATGTCTTGCAACTTAGACTTTATTTTCCTTTGTCCAAATTCATCAAGTGATACTGTTGCTTTATATGTTTGAGGTGCCGCTTCTGCATTACCCTGCATTAATTCATACAATCCTAATGCGTGGTCAATATCTGTTTTAGCAACTTGTTCGTTTTGATATAAAGTATTAGGCAAAGGTGTGGGCTGTACGGGTTGTGGTGCACCGGAGTCCATATCCACTTCAATAGCCACACCCGGTTGAGCCCAACGTTGTTCAAAGTCTTGCATATCTACCGAACCACTTGGTATTAAAATCTTTGTATTCGTACTTGTTGTTGCGTGAGCAATAATTAGAGACCGTGTCTTATTGATATATTCTTGCATATCCTTAACCATCCTAACATCAGAAACCGGGTAGGGTGTTCTAGTGTGAATGTTCATAAACAACACGATAGGATAGTGTTCCGTAGGTAAGATACGGGAGTATAAGTATTTGTCTCCCATTATGACGCACATCTTAACCCTTTGTACTGGAACCGACACGGTCTCAATTAATCCTTCTTCTATTAAATCAGAATATAATAATTCTTCTATTTTTGGCATTTCAGGTGGGTCCATATCTTCCATCTCTGCCTGTTGGGTAGCTTGTTCAATTTGCTGTTCGATTTGAGTTATCATTCCCTGTGCTTTTTCTGCATCAGTTATTGGTTGACCATTAATCTTTACTGCTGGTCTTGCTATATACTCTGTAAATTCTTCTTCACTAAAAACTTCTTCAACTCCATCTATATTGTTCTTTACGTGAAATCGTTTAACCCATACTTTATAGTAACGCTCGTAACCTCTTATATATTCAGAGTTTTCGCCAAAGTTTAAATCTGTTTTTGTTGCTGTATCTTCTGGAAAAATAATACCTTTATCATCTACTCTTTGAGTAGTCGGTCGGTCTGTATGTAAATCAGATTCTGCATTTTTAATAGCAGACTCATATTGTGGGTACATTTTCATAGCTTGTTCTTTAGTGAACATTCTACTAACAATTATATTTTCTGCATCATCACCTTGTCTTTGTCTAGCATTAGGGTCAATGTATACGTCTAGTGGGTCCACATCGTGAAAACAAACTTCTCCTCTACCAAAATCCTTGAGAGGGTCAATGTAAATCATCATAGCACCGAGTCCCATTGTATAATAGTCGTCTATTACATTACGGAGTGCCTGAGTTCCGTCTGATATGTACCACATATATTCAAGTAAACTATTAAAGATTTGAGCAACTTTATTGTCACTGTCTTCTCTAGGAGATACTCTAAACTGTGGTTTGCCTGAAGTGAGTAAAGCCTTGGCGGCTTCAACTGCTGGGTGGATTCGATTAACTACAAGAGGTGCTTGACCTCTCTCAAGTAAAACTCGTTGCTGTTCTGCTGTCCACTGCCTACCAAGCCTAAATTCAGCATCCTCTTGGGCGTTTTGAGCCCATAATTCTCGTTTATTACTATAAGATTTCCATAAGGTGTGGGTAGTATCGACAATATCCTCGGGGATAGAGTCTTCCCGTTCTTCGTACGCCATTGGGGCGAGTTTACATATTACATAGTCATCCAGTCAAGGATTTTATGTTTCTTTTTCTTATTGTCTGCGTTGTATTCGGTTCGCCTTGTTGGTTTTGCTCCATCAAGTGCATAATAGATTGCATCGAGTATATCATCGTGTTTACCTCTTGGGTAAGATAAAAATTCTTGTTGTGCGTGTATATCATTTGTTCTAAAAAAGAACTCTCCTCTAGCGAGTGGGGCAACCAAGGACAACAGTCGTTCGGATTTTCTTTGTCTTGGTTTTACGCCTTTTTCAAGTCCGGGTATATACAAGGACTCGTCTAGCATCATTTTTCTTACGTTACTCCTTAGTGCCTCTTGGTAGCCCACTGTCTCTATTTTCATTCTTTTCGGTTTATACTTTTTATAAACTTTAATAATTGTTTCAGGCTGTATTGCAGGGTCGAGCTTATCCCTAAGAATATCAATGATGTACTTATTACCATCGCTATCAATACCGATAGTAGCAATAACAAAAAAATCACTACGGGCGGCAAGACTACTAGCTGGGTCCACACCACAATAAACACTAACAGGTTTACGCTCTTTCTCCCCATCAATCGTACGAACAAGTAAATTTTGTCCGTTTTCTCTTCTAAATTCATAATGATGTAGTTTGATATACTCTGGCTTAAACGGTGCATTGTCTGGCGATTGAGCTTCATTCATATACTCCTGATAGAAACCATTGAGGTTCCCAACTGATTCAAATTCTGATTTTATCTGTTGTATTCTCTCCTCAGGAAATCTTTCTTCCCATATACTTTTACCATCGTCATTGTATATAGAAAACCATAAAACATTCCAAGCTGGAGATTCTTTAGCCCAATATAAGAAACAATCTTCTGAAATAACAGTACCAATCATAATGACTCTACCTTCATCAGATAATGATGGTATTACTGCTTCAGTTATCCATTTTCTGTTTTTAGCACGACCCTCTGGAGTAGAGGCGTTTAATTCTGATTCGTAATCATCTACGATAATGAGATTAGGACGAGTATCACCTTCAATAAACCCCCGTACACGCTGACCAGTACCAACAGCAACAATACGAGTACCATTAGCAAGTACAATGTCGTTGTTGGTCCAGCGTTTGGCGGTGGTTGGACCGTAATCCCCAAACATCTGTTTAAAATTGTTAGAATTTTCAAGATGGTATTTAATCCTTGATAAGAAATTAATACTTTGAGTTTGGCTTTCCGATATAATAACTATGAAAAGGTCCTCATCCGATGGCTTAAAGGCTATCTTGTGAAGGGGTAGAATCAAGGAGGTCACAGTACTCTTAGCAGTTCCTCTCGGAGCCGCAATGAGTACACGCCTTAGAGTCTCATCGGACAAGGATTTATAAATTTCGTGATGGAAAGGGGGTACTTCTTTATTTAGAGCAGTGGGGAACATTGTCTTACCAAATAAGCCAATATTCGACTTCAGCTTTTTCAAAGCATTCGTCTGTGCCCACTTCTCCTCAAATGTATCTACCTGAACGGCTGACCCGATATCCACGATACTATACTCTCCCTAGTTCCAGAAACAACTGGTTCAACTTTATGGTTAACCCAAGAAGGAAAAAATACTGCATCTCCTTCGTCTAGTTGTATTGTTATATCTTCATTACCACATCTAAATAACAAATTACCACCTTCTTCTGGTTTTGTTAATAAAATTGTAGAGCTAATTTTTCTATGGTCTATCCCTTTACCACCGAAGTCAGTATGCCAATCATAATGCCCACTCGGAGCATCATAAAAAGTATATTGCAAACTATCTTTCCAACCTGCAATTTCAAATCCCCAGTTGTCATCATTAGCTATATTACCCCATTTCCATATTCTGTTGTATAACCATTTATATTCACTT